AAAGTTCAAATATGTAGTTCCAGCCGATACACTAAAAGTGTTTGAAATTTTTGGATCGCTGTCGCTGGACGCTTGCGAGTCATAAATGGTAAGCGTGCCGCTGCTGGACGCCGACACAAAAATTCCGTACAGTTTTCCAGCACCAACTTTTACTTGTTTGGTAGCAGCAAGTTGCATGTAATTTGCCATGATATTTCCTTTACGCCAAAAAGCGAAGTTTATAGAGGGTTCGCAGATAAATTTCAACGATATTGTCGATCAACTGCTGCATAGCTGTGTCCGTTTTATCGCACACCTCATAACGACCAGCCTCAATCTGCTTCAAGGAATCTTCCAAAAAGTTAATGACATTGGCAGTCTTGTTCGCTGATTGTAGGGTAATTGGCCCAATAAGACCATGACGACCTTGGTACGTTTCAGCAAAGTCATCAGCGGCATCAATGATGCGATCATAAAAAATGTTGAGCGCGCTATGCTTAGAAAAACTGCGTGTATTCCAATGCACGGAATGAGTGACATCCCGAGCCAGAAACAATAATCCTAGGAAATCAGCGGCTTTCATTGTGGCATTCCTTCAGACGCAAACGCGCCATGATATTGGTGTCGAGCTGCCATCACCGCAGCAACAGCGTCTTGCATTTCTGTAAATCGTCCAAGATTTACACACCGACGGTCAGCATACAGACGGGCAACCCACTTGCGCTTGTTTTTGCACCAAGTTACACCTTTAACACCAGAAGTGTTATCGGGTCGCATTTTGCAATTGTAGGCGTTCTCGGCTCGGGTGGCACTACGCAAATTTTCAATTCGATTGTCCGATGTGTTCTGGTTAATGTGGTCAATTATTTCCGGCATCCACCCGTGGTGATACAGATGAACCAATCGATGTGTGCGATAGACACAACGGTTGATCATAATTTGCCTGTATCCATCGGTCTTACGATGCGTTCCAGCCTCATTACCAATCACGGTTTTTCGTGATGTTTTCTTACGCCAAAACAGTTTTCCATCAACGTAAGAAAACATTTCAAGCACCTGCGCTTGGGTTAAATTGCATCGGTTCATTTGACAACTCCTGAGGTTCGTTCTCAGGTATGTTATCACGAACGCCTAAAGATTGTCCACCAGAAACAATGTCTCCAGTAGCCATGGCAGCGTGTAGCGTGCCCATGACAATATCGTGGATTTGTTCTTCACCTAAACCATTCTGAACCGCAGAAATTCGTTGCGTTTCGGCCTGATAGGCTTTAATTTCCGCTTCGTAATCTTTACGTTTCATGTCTTGGGCTTCCATAGACTTGGACACGTTCTGGAGCATCGTGTGCATTTGCTCCATCTCAGCGCCCATTGCCTGCATCTGTTGCTGGGCAGCAGCCAAAGCAGGATTGTCTTCGCCATCACCCATAAGTTTAGGATCAATGGTCTTGGCAAAGCGCTTGGACATTTCTTGGGCACCAGGCCAATCCATGTTCTTAACAAACAGGTCACCGGCAACAGACCACAATTGAGGATTGCCCTGCAACAGTTGTGCCATTGCCTCAAGCGCCTCTTGACGTTTGGTCGCGTAGCCAGGGCCGGTGGTTGCAACAACGTCGTACTTGCCGACGCCGGGGTTGTAAATCTTCTCGATCACAATGCCCTGCTCATTCGTGATCTTGTTAACCGGCTGTTGCTGGTCGGGGTTGATCTTGACCATTTTTGTCTCGCCATCTTCACCAATGATTCGGGCAATACGCTGGGTGTCGTAAATCTTGGGAATCATGTCGATCAATTGGCGCGCAATGTGCCGGATGCCACGGGCCAAGTTGTCACCATAGTGGTAAGTCCCAACATCACCCTCACGCTGACGCGCAAGAATGGCTTTTCCTGAGCGTTCATTGGAACCCATGCCCAAAGATGCGTTGTATTGGCCGGTGGTAGATTTAATGTCTTCTGCAGCACCCGCCTTGGCCTGCAAAAGCCCGCTGGAGGCCATTGGCGGCTGCGCACGCTGTGGCAGTGGCAAAGTTGCGCCTTGGCCGTCTGTAACGTCAGGATTGACCTCCAAATAGGGCCAGTTCTGGGTGTTGGCAGTCTTCCACTTGTCTTCGTAGCCTTCAAACTGACCACCGTAACCGATAAACGGTGCCTTGGGAGCCAGCGCAAGCATCTCGGCCTCTTGGCTAACCCAGTAGTTGTACATCCGCTGGGCATCTTTGGCGTTACGAACCAGACCACTGACATACAAACGGCCATCTACCTCAAACTCGTTACCGACAATGCGAATAACGGGAATCCACTTACCCACCCACTCGCGTTGCTCAAGAATTTCATAGCCGTTAATCTTGCAATACTTGACCTTTGGACGGTCAGATTCGCGAGATTTCAGTGGTTTGCCGAAATGGGCCTTGAGTGCCTTGTCTTCTGGGGTTCCAGCAAACGCTGTGTGGTTGCCGGGATACAAATTCAACGTGGCGCGGTCATAGTCGATGTAATAGTAGTCCGCAATCCGCACCGTGTCTTCGTTGAGCCAGTTGGAAATCGACTGATCGCCTACGCCCAGAGACTGAAGGGTCGTAATGGGGGCCGAATCAGGATACATGCGCTCATATTCGTCGCGGGTCAGGTCTTCCGTGACAAAACACCATTTGGCGTCAGCGCCAGTAGGGTCTTGCATGGTTGGATCCATGTACACGCTAAAACTGTTGCGAATCCGGCCAATCTTGATGTCTTGGTCGAAGGTATCGTCGTCGCAATACTCGGTCAGAAGACGTACATATCCCTCACCGTAAGCCACTTGGTTCTCGCAAGCCGTATCATAGGCGACATCAGCGTCACTCATGTACTCAATGTGCCGGATCATGCCGTTGAAAATCTCAGCAATCTCAATATCAGCATCATCATCCACAGGAATGACCTTAGCGCCTGGACGATTCTGCCGTTGGTCGTTAGTGACCTGGCGAACGTGTTGCGGCAGCTTGTTGATGGTCAGCGTTGGGCGTGCATTGATCGTCTGACCCTGCACCGCACCACGGGTAGCCAGCACATCGGCAGGCCATTGCCAGGCATTGTCAGGACTTCCGGCATAGAACTTTAAATCGTCGTTTTCATCTTCACGGCTTTCAGATGTTGCAGCAATAGCCAAGTCAAGACGAGAACGAGCTGCGGCAAGGATGCTGGCATCACTTTTGTCTTTGGCAGAGCCGCCAACAGCGACTGCGGCAGCGGCCGTGATACCAGTAATGTCCATTATTTTTTACCTTTTGGGGCTGGCTTGGCTGCTGCACGCTTGACAGAATATGCAATCGCAACAGCTTGAGGAACAGGTTTGCCAGATTTTACTTCAGCCTTCACGTTAGCACGAAAGGCGGCTGGGCTTTTTGACTTGACTAATGGCATGATTATTTCCTATGTTGGTTGGACATGGAGAATGGAAAAATTAATCTTAAGCGTGTCGGTGTAGGCGTTGCTTGACACATTGTCTAGGTTGATTGTAAATGCACCATCAGTTACCGTCACCACCGCAATAAGGTACGCAAAAGTTGCCGTAGCACCAGATGCAATGTTCACAATGACTGTATCCAATGCAGATACTTGGGTGTTATTCACAACAAACGCGACCTTGGCACTAGGGGCCATCTGGGCATTTGACGTTGTAATCGTGCCGGCGGTTTTGTTCAAAGTTACGGCCGATGCTTTGCTGCCAGTCTGTGTGACCGTACCGTATGCCCCATTAGTGTAGCCAAGTTGTGATGTAGCATAGACCACAGTCGCACTAACCGTATCCGCGCCAATAATGTCTTGATCAAGGTATGCGACGCCAATAGGCTTAGTAAAACTCATGATTATTTCCTTTTCATGGGCTTGGCAACAATCACAACCATCTTAGGAATAGACTTGGGCATTTGACGTTTGTCGGCAGCTTCTTCGCGCTTGCTGCCCTCTTTGCCCATAGATTTCTTCTCTACGTCCTTCTTACCCTGCTCGAATTTCGTTGCCATATTAGCTTCCCATCCATCCAGTTGAAACTGCACCGCGGTCGTAAGTCCGTAGTGTACGGGTTTTCTCAGTGTACTCCCTATGCGCCACCGGAAATGCAAATGTAACGCATATCGCATCTGCCGCATCGGGGGAAGCCAAACCCCTGGCTTTCATTTCCTTCTTGCTTTCCAAGAAGATCGTACCCCGAGAATCCGGCTTCATCATAGGCGAAATCAAGTCCGTCTTCAAGAACCTATCGCTCGGAATACTAGCCGTCTTCAGCCAGTCCCGCATATCACCCCACATCTGGGCGCGCATATTTCCGTACATTATAGGGTTTTTGGCCTTATTGCCAAAGTTTATTCCCTTAATCTTATACCGCTGCTCTTTGAGCCTGTCAACAATCCCAGCACCTAGCCCGCCCTCATCAATCACCACCAGCGTAGGCTTGAACTCCTCAATCGCCTCAATCACATGACCCACTACCGTCATTGTGTCATCGCCCCTATGCCGCATGATCTTCACAATGTCGCGCCCCTGCCTAACCGCAATCACCGTCGCATCCGCACCAAACCGCGCTGGGTCTACACCAATAATAATCGGCGCCGACTGATCCTTGTACTTGGGTCGCTTCATGGCCGAATCCACAATGTCACTTGATATGAACTGGTCATCTCCCTCACTCGGAAACATCCCATACACCTCAACGTGCGCCTGGCTACTATCCGCACCATACTCCTGAATAATTCGCTCATAGACCTGCTTGTCCGTCCCCTCCACCGTCCGAGCATCCACCACCCGCGTCTGCCAAAAGTCCCTCTTACTATTGAAGCACTCATAAAAGTACCCCGTATTGCGCCGAGGATTGGAAAACGCCATCCAAAAGCGATTCGGCGTGTTCTCAGTAAAGAATCCACCAGTTACCGACCAAATAGGGTCAGCAATACCAGACGCCTCATCAAAAATCACCAGCACACCGTCAAAGTTGTGTACACCAGCATACGCGTCAGGATTCTCCTCCGACCACAACCGACCCTCAACCCCCCAGTAACGCGTGCCCTTCTTCAAGTCACTTTCCACCAACTCAGTCAACCACTTTGCCGGTGCTACCCGTGTTGCAGACACCTCAAACCAATGCGAGTTCAGCGACATAGCCAGCCACTTGGTAATCTCCGCCCAAGTAATTGACCGCAACTGGTTCTCGCTATTAGCCGAGATGATGGTAGTAGAACCAATGCGAGTGGTTAGCATCCAGATAGTCAACCATGATACAAGTGCCGACTTACCAATACCACGACCAGACGATATTGCTTCTTGCAATACTTTGTACATAATATCTTCATTTGATTGTTTATTGTTTGCAAGTTCATTGTTTGCTTTAATGTGATCAGTAATATCTTGCAAAATCTCACGCTGCCATTTTCTTGGGCCAGAAAAATGTTCTAGCGGCGTACCTTTAACACCCCACGGAAATACATACTTAACAAACGCCAATGGATTATCCTTTAATGCAGGACTCCAAAGTAATGCCATTAACTCTTGTTCATCTTCTGGTTTGTAGATTGGTGTTTGCATAAAAATAAATTAGAAAAAAACGGCAATTTAGAAAAAATAAAAATTGTTCGTGAAGGCTCCGTAACCGCTGGCCCTTTTGCTACGGCCCTACCCCTCCCCCTCGTCTGCACTTTTTGCATATGCAAGCCTAGGCGCCACGTCGATCACGTCGACCAAGCGAGACTGGGCGGCAGCCAGGGCGCCGCTGATGCTGATGCGGCTGTCCGACACGGACACATCGAGTCGGTCACCATACTTATTAGGCGCGAGCTTCGACAGCACCCAGCGCCGCGCGTCGATCTGCAACTGTCGCTGCCGGACTAGGCCCGGGTCGGTCGCACCGTTATCAAGTAGCGGCACCGGTGCGTCGGCCAGCGTAAGGATTTGATCGACCATCGCGTCGAGCAACCCTTCGCGGGCGCGTGCATATCGTTCGCCAAGCTCGCGGTCGGCGCTCACCCAGTCGATCCATGTGCTAGCTCCAATGCCTGCCTTTATGCAACTCTGACGCATCGAAGCACCGCCAAGCATGGAATCCAACACCACCTGCGCGATCTCCGCCCGATTTTTTATTGCAGCCATCAATCCCCCTAAATAGTTCAACACCCATCGAATTATCAATCAAAAACACACGATCCGCACGACAAGCGAGCTTGCATTTTCCCCTAAAGGGGAAAAAATGCAAAAATGCACGCTGTTTTGTCGCTTTTTGCCCCCCTTTGCACAAAATGCATGTGCAACGCATGTGCAAAATGTGCAACTGTGCAGAGGCATAAACACTGTACACAATCACAGTAGCAACTTCCTGGATTGTATCCTTGACTTTTGCAATAAATCTTGTTACGCTCACTACGCGAGCAATCGCAGGGCAGAACTAGTAACAAACAAGGACACACACTATGACACACACAATCGCATTCAACACCGGCCGCACTTACGATTCCCCCCAGATTCTGAAGATTGAAATCTTGAATAGCAGCGCCGACGATTTTGGTTTTATCACAGGAAAAGCGCTTTTCATTGATCATTCACGTTACATCGCCGCAACTGTTGATTTCTTAGCATTTGGCGGTAAAGACTCTGACATAGGGCGGGCGGTGCTTGAATCCTACGACTCCGGCGAATATCAGGCCGAAATTTTCTCTCATTACGCCTGACAGTACAGCGACAAGCCTGCGGGTTTGTCAGTGCGCTGTTGCACATTATTGGAGTAAGAGTATGGAAAACCAAACCCGCGTTCACCTGACAATGAAATCGGCGAACGGCAAAGTCGGCCCGGTGCCAGTATCGACCACTGAAAAATCCAGCTGCCCGATCGACTGCGCGATGCGCGACGAATGCTACGCTGCCACTGGGCCACTGGCGCTGCACTGGGCCAAAGTATCGTCGGGTGAACGCGGCACCGACTGGGCCGGGTTTACAGCTGCCATCGCTGCGCTGCCAGATGGCCAATTCTGGCGCCACAATCAAGCCGGTGACCTGCCAGTCGCTGGTGGCACTGTGGATCCTGTCGCGCTGGGCCAGCTGGTGGCAGCGAATACAGGTAAACGCGGATTCACGTACAGCCACCATCGCGACAGTGAATCGATCAACTGGATCCGGCACTCAAATGCATGGGGATTTACTGTAAACCTGTCGGCCAATAATCTGGCCGATGCCGATACTCTGGCCGATCTTGACGCTGGCCCGGTGGTGGTGGTGCTGCCATCTGATCAAGTGGTGAATACAAAAACGCCATCTGGCCGGTCGGTGGTGGTTTGCCCGGCCACTATTCGCGATGATGTCAGCTGCGCCACCTGCCAGCTCTGCCAGCGCCAGCGTAGCGCCATTGTCGGGTTTCCTGCACATGGCGCACGTAAACGGGTTATTAATATTCGTCTGGCAGCGTAATCTAATATTCTCTCTATACTCTGCGCGTCAGAGTATAGGGGTCAATATTGGCCGCATATTATTAGAGTAAACATGAAAACTGCCGGATTATTTTACTTTGCGGACGAACCACAATTCTCAACTACTGCAACACGCCAATATTTGGCGCATTACCTGCGCGCGTGCCGTAATTCACGCGGAAATCTTAACTGCAAGCGTTATGACGTTAAGCGTACTGGGTTCGGACGTTACACGGTCCAACTCCGTTACACGGGTTCGCCATTGGCCGTTATCGTTACACACTAAGGGGCCGGACCATGCGTGAACACTACACCCAAACCCGCACCCCTTCGCGCTTGGCCGCCGTAGCCCTTGCAGTCGCCATCGGCTTGGCACTGGCATATCTACTATTTATTTATCTGTGAGGTAACGCCATGCTAATAGACAGCGAATACGACCTAGGCGAAGACGACCGCGAAGACCCAGACATGCCTGATGACTACGAACCCGAAGAAGATTACTACCCGAAAGCACTTTATGGAAATTGACAACATCGACGACATTGACGGAAAAATTGAGCACTTAATGCTCACCTACCATTGGAAGTGGCAGGAAGCCATGGAGCACCTGTATTACCACGAATATGATCCGGTGGACTGGATCGATAGCCCATGGGAGGAACCATGCTCTTTGCCGCCATACTAGCGGCCCTTATAGCCTTGATTCTTGGCCTATGACATCAACCCTTAGCTCGACATCATGCGGGCTTTTTTACGGCCTCTATTTGGCGCTTGGCATCCTCGAACCCGCACCCTATGATAACGCTGTGATCGATGCCTTCCAGATAGGCGATCCAGTCACGCTGGGCCTGCGATACGGTGCCGCCGGTGCTGCGTTTCATTTCAACCCACAATGACCACGCGGGCACGAATAGGTCGGGCACTCCCGCAGTCACGCCCTCGGCCTTCAAGCTGGCGCCCTGGGCCATGCTACGGCCGCCGCCATTAGGGATAGCGAATATGCGGACTTCCGGCCACTGGCGCCTGAACCACGATACCAAGCGTACCTGTTCTAAGTGTTCAGATGGCGCGTCCATTAGAAAGGCACTTCCCATTCCCAAAGACTGCACCCGCCTGGCTCACTTGCAAAGTCAGCGGGCGGATAATCGTGGAATTCTTCGCACCAGCCCTCTTTGTTGTAGTGGTCGCAGGTCGTGCAGACCCTTGGTGGCTCGGCCCTCAAAGTGGTGCGGTATAGGGTGACGATCTCGGGTTCTGGATGGCGGCTCATAGTAAAAATCCTCTACTTTGCATAAAATCAATTGGGTGTTTGGCGTGTTTTTGATGATTACAAGTTGCGCGTAACAACTGCATATTGTCGTCAGTGTTTGACCCTCCAAGTGCTGTTGGAACAATGTGATCTAAATGGTAATTGTCGCCAAGCGGCTGGTGGCAGCATGGGCATTTGCCTTTTTGCAATTTAAACAACTTTTCTGCCAAGCCTTTGGAAAGAGTTCCACCATTGGCGCGTTTACGGGATCGATAGTTCTGACAAATGATGAGCATGGCTTTTGGGTTAGCTTTTCGCCACGCGTTAATTTGTGCATTAACTTTTTCACGGTTAGCCACTTGATAACCTGCTTTTGACGCCCTAACCTTTTCAGGGTTGGCTGCTTTCCAAGCAGCGCTTTTTGCATTTAGCCTGCTACGGTTAGCCGCATTCCATGTGGCTTTATATGCTTTTCCACAAGGTTTGCAATCGCCTTTTTTATTGCGTTCAGTTTCAATTTGGCATTTTGGACAAAATCTTGTCATGTTGACACCCTCTAATGGTTTATTGATAGTGTCAGTAAGCGTTGATTAGAGCAACGCAAGCCTGGCCGGGCCTGTCCTGACGTAAGTATTTTACCATTTGTGGGAAACCACTGTGTAGAACTTGCCGCTTTTTTGGTACTCAATGCTTTTGGGTGGCGTCCCTTCAGTCATTTGCTTTGCAATGTCATGCAAGTCAGCCAAAGAATAATCTAAACTAACACCAGATTTGTGCGCTATTTCCGCTAAATTCTTTCGTGCTTTTTCACCAGCCCAGCCATCGTGAGTAATGGCGTAATAAGAAGTTACGGGCGCATCAGACAAACCCCCGTACATTGTGCAAGTAATCATTTCTTTGCCTGATGCGCGTGATATATGTTTTCTCCACGTCCAACTTGATACATCAAGATCAATGCCAGATTGCCCCATTATGTCCAGATTGTGCAGCTTCAAAGCCGCCTTCACCGGCTCTGGAAACTCGGCTCCGCAGGCTGGGCAGACGCGCACGCTAAGAGCGCAGATTTCTTGGCATTGGTCGCAGACCTTTACCGGCGCTTCGCCTACCTTATCGCCCTTCTTGGGTGGTGGCCGCACGGCGGTAATGGGGCCATGCTGCTCAACCACGCCCGCAAAGTCCAAGACCATGCAATCGGTCTTACCTTCAGCGATCCGCAGGCCACGCCCGGCCATCTGCACATACAGACCTGGGCTCATGGTAGGGCGCAACATAGCGATCAGGTCGATCATGGGTGCGTCAAAGCCGGTAGTCAGTACATTGGCATTGGTCAGCACCTTTATGGTGCCTGCCTTGAACTGCCGCAGGATACGATCACGCTCGGCACTCGGTGTCTCGCCGGTCACGCACTCGGCCACAATGCCTTGCTCAATCAGCGCGTCCTTGATGTGATGGGCGTGGGCCACCCCAGCGCAGAATACAAGCCACGACCTGCGTTCACCGGCCAGGCCAATGATCTCCTGCACCACCTTGGCATTCTTGTCGCTGGTATCTACTTTGGCTTGCAACTCGGATTCTATGTATTCGCCACCCCGCTTTTTCACGCCGTCCACCTCGAGCTTGGTGGCCGTCAGTTTGGATCGCAAGGTGGACAGATAGCCTTTGTGGATTAGTTCTTCAATGCTCACCGGCTCAATCAGCGCGTCAAATATGGCTGGCTTGTCTGTGATGTAACCATGCCCAAGCCGGTACGGGCTGGCAGTTAAGCCGATGATTCGCAGGTTCGTATTGATGGCACGCAAGTCAGATAGCAACGTGCGATAGCCGCCTTCGTCTTTGTGGCTCACCAAATGAGCTTCGTCGATGATGACTAGATCAATGTGGCCGATCTGGCTGGATTTGGTACGCACCGACTGAATGCCTGCGAAGGTGATGGGCTCGCCCAAGTCCTTGCGGTTCAGGCCGGCAGAGTAGATGCCCAACGGGCAGTTAGGCCAGTGCTGGCGCATCTTTTCGGCGTTCTGCGCGATCAATTCACGTTGATGGGTGAGCATGAGAATGTGAGTCTCAGGCCATGATTGCAGCGCGTCCTTACACAGTGCAGCAATGATGTGGCTTTTGCCTGACCCCGTGGGCAGCACTAGGCAAGGATTGCCCTCGTTGCCTGCCTCGAACCATGCGTAAAGCTGGTCGATGGTGCGTTGTTGATATTCACGGAGCATTACGCCACCACCCTAGCATCAAACTCACCACGCAGCCGGTTTACTGTGGGATCGCTGCAAGCCGCAGCATTGGCAAGCAATTCCTTGCTGCTATACACGCCCTCGCCTGGCTCACCATTAGCCAAGCCAAGGCCATTGATTTCATACACGGCCACCCAGTCGGTGGGGCTTTCTAGGCGTTTCCACGGCACTAGGTCTGGGTGTAAAACGTGGGCTTCGCAGCCGGTATGCTGAGATTCGGTAGGGATGATGTCATCCCATTTGGCGCAGTGCCAGGTTGAATCGCTCAATGGCGTTGCATTGGCGCAGGTGCGACAGTTAACTTCTTTGGTGGTTTTGCTGCCGTGGCAGAAGTCATGCGCCGCGCACATCTTGCACTCAAACCATGTGGGATCGGTGCTGATGGGTGGCGGCAGCCGATCAGTAAGAGTAAGGCGCTGGCCCTTGGCGATTGCCTTCAAAGCATGGTCGCGGTCATACTCTAGGCGCTCGGTGTAGATGCGGTCATCGTCTTTACAAACCGCAATGTAAAGCGCCCGCTTTAGGTCGGTGCCGTGCATATAGACCTGGCACTGGGTGAAGTGCATGGGCTTACTTTTGGCTACGCCGTTCTTTTCTAAGTCGTTGAAGCTCTTGAGGCTATGAGTTTTGAACTCAAGCACATGTTCGGTTTTTGGTGCGCCAGGCACGCCCTTGCCAATGCCGTCCAGCGAACCGCTAACGTGGCTTCCAAAGTTAACCCGGCGCTGCGTGCCGTTGACACTCATGCCAATTGCCCGCAAGTCGCTAATGATGGTAGCCTCTTCATTCTGACCACGGCGAAACAGGCGCAAGATACGGCCCTTGAACTTCTCTTGCACTGCCCAGCGAAACGACAGCCATAGCCAGCGCTCACAATGGTGGCCCAGCATAGAACAACCCATGTGCGCCCGTGGCTTTTCTAGCCGCGCCTCATGCGCTTGGTCAATCAAAGAAGTTATGGTAATCTCTGGCTCAGGTATTTTCATGTTGCTTTCTCCTGTAGTGTGTGTCTCTTGACCCCGCCGTAAAAAGCGGGGTCTTTTTTTTGCTTACTTCTTAGCCCAAGGTGGCGCAGCCTTTAAAGGTGCAGCCGCCGCAGATGGGCCAATAGCTTTGAATGGCGCTACTGCCGTGGGTTGCACACCACTTAGCGCACGGAATGCTTTGATCTCATTACCTGCGTATTCACCAGTGCGAACCGACAATTTGATACCCACGTTACCGCCGATCAGTTGATCGGTGTCGGTCACTTTGGCCAAACCAATTGCACGCATGATTTCACCCAATTGCTGGCGTCCGATCTCCTCGGCTTTGGTGCTGGCATTCTTGATGTTCAAGTTGCCAAAAATCACACGTCCTTGATGGCTTGGGCCGGTGATGTTGTACTTCAAAGCAATGTACTTGCCGTCACCTGCTTTCGTGGCCTTGATCTCGGCACCAGTAATGGCGGCGTTATACCAGCCCTCTGGCAAGGGTTCAAAGTTGTTGTTACCAACGGGCAGCGTGTCTACGCTAAATTCTTCGTCTAGAAAAGCCATGATTAATCCTTTGTGATAGTAAAAGTAGGACGTCCAGCGGTGGACGTAATTGCACCAAGCAATGGCTGGGTTACAGCTTCAGCAGCCGACCCCCATGCCTTTGCATTGATCTCGGGTTTCCAGCGAAATAGGCTGGACAGATGTTCAGACAGACCGGCTTCTGCGGCCAAGACTTGTAACTTGTCGGCATCAATCTTCTTATTGATTCGGCCCTCCATGCGGATGATGTAACCGCTTTCTTCTTGCTTGATGGTGCCATCCAAATCCTTGGGAATGCCAAAGTGGACAGCCATCTGGTCTTCAATGTCACGGCGCTCTGCAATAGCCAGCGTTTCCATCTTTTTGGCATCAATCCAGCGTTGATAGAGGCTCATGACACCACCTCGGCTTCCATCTCGCCAATTTCTTTCATGATGCGCTTCAAAGCCACTTCGGCTGGCACGGCAGTCATCTTGGCTCTAGCAATGTCATCAAAACTTGCTTTAGCACAGTCGAGCGCCATCAGCGCGTCCACGGCTTCCTTCATGCGAAAGATGTATTCCATACGGATTTTCATGCTGCACCGCCAATCTTGGCAATGATCTCGCTCAAATCAGGGGCTTCCCATGTGCCGAGCTTGCCGCTACGGTCTTTGGCAAGCCACAGGCCGTCAGAGTCGCACATCAAGGCGCGTTGGGTATTGCCTTCGGCGTCCTTCTCAACCCGCAGCGCCAGCACCTCATCAAAGAAGTAGGGCAAAGCCTGGCCGGTTTTGTTACCGGGCATAGATGGGCTGTAAAGTACACGACCCATTTCGTCCTGCGTCTTTTCCAGCTTGGCGGTCATAAGAACGTGACGGTTTGGAATGTCTCGGAATGCGCGGATGATGTCAGCCATTTGCTCTTGCATAGCGCCGTAGGCAGCGCGTGGGTCTTTGTTGACCTTTTTTTCATGGTTCAAACAAACTTCTGCGATCTCGCTGATGGAATCAAGCGCCACTGATTTGTACTCGGAATCTAGCAACCAACTGTAAGCCTCGCGTAAGTCTTCCATACTTGTAATTTCCAAGTAAGGAAGGTCAGCGTCTTGGATGGACAATAGTCCACCTTCGGCAGACAATACGACGGGGCTTGGCAGTGTCTTGATAAGACTTGTCTTGCCTGCACCAGCTTGTCCGTAGACAAGCAACTTAACACCATTGGCACTAAGGCCACCAGTGCGTTTTAACGATATAGCCATGTGGCTCTCCTTGCTGTTTGCGCTTCCGTCTGGACTCAGTTCGAAGCGTAAACGAATCTTAGCACAGTTCTGTGATACAGTGTCAACAACTTTTTAACAACAAGCAAAAAATAAATGGCAAACCTTGCAAATATCCTTGGCGGCCCTTGGTCACCACCAGCAGAAAAGCACGTTGATTCCCCCGAAGACCAGCTAAAAGACTCCATGCTGGGCGCGGGTTTAAAGCCACCGGAAACGATCTATTTAGACGGAAAGCTGCACCGCTTTAACAGCGGAACCAAGGGTGAAAAAGGCCACGACAAGCCAGGTTGGTACATAGCCTTCAATGATGGCGTACCGGCAGGGCGCTTTGGTTGCTGGCGCTCAGGCGTTGAATTGACTTGGAAGGCAGAGATCGGGCGTAGCCTCACAGTGGCCGAGGAAATGGCGCAGTCTCGCAGGCTGTCAGAGGCCAAAGCGCAGCGTGATGCGGAACAAGTCAAGACTCGCGAGGTGGCAGCGCAGACGGTGGAAATCATTTGGTCGGAAGGCGGCGCAGCCAGCCCAGAACACCCTTATTTGTCTACGAAAAAGATTGCACCACACGGCGCAAGGGTAACGGGTGATGGGCGCTTAATGGTGCCTCTGTACAACGAAGATGGAGAACTCTCCAGCATTCAATACATTGCCGGTGACGGTGACAAGAAATATCACCCAGGCGGTGCAACCGGCTCTATGTTTTGGCTGCTTGGCAATGTGGAAGATGCTGACACGCTCTATATTGCGGAGGGCTTTGCTACGGCGGCCACCATTTCCGAAGTGACCGGCAAGCCCTGCGCCGTAGCTTACAGCGCCAGCAATCTGGTGCCAGTGACGGGAATCCTTAAAGAATCACACCCAAGCATTGACATTTGCATAGTTGCCGACCATGACGCAAGTGGTGTGGGGCAACGCTACGCAGAGCAGGCTAGTGCAAAGTATGGGGTTCGTATGACAATGCCGCCGGTGCTGGGTGACGCCAATGACTACGTTCAGGAGGGGCATGACCTAGCCCTGCTTTTAAAGCCATTGGTGGCTACAGACTACTTAGTCCATGCTGACGGGTTTTCAGAGCAGCCAGCGCCCATTTCGTGGCTTGTGAAGGGCTGGATACAAGACCAAGCCTTGGTAATGGTTCATGGCCCTAGTGGTGGAGGAAAGACCTTTGTCACGCTGGACTGGATGCTGCACATTGCTAGTGGCAAGCCAAGCTGGTTCGGCCACAAGGTCAGGGCGGGAAACATGGTTTACCTTGCTGGTGAAGGCCACCACGGGCTGCGGTCACGGATAGCCGCCTGGAAGCACCATAACAAGGTAAGCAACCTTAATATGTGGGTCAGCAAGTCAGGGCTTGATTTGAACACTTCAGAAGGATATTTGAAGGTGGTGGAAGCTGTGCGGGCGCTCAAAATTAAGCCAAGTGTCATTACCGTGGATACGCTGCACCGTTTCATGGCCGGTGACGAAAACAGCGCACAAGACGCCAAAACCATGCTAGACGCCTGCGCTGCGCTGATGCAAGAGTTTGACTGCACCGTGATTTTGGTTCACCACACTGGCGTATCAGATGAGGCGCAACACCGCGCTCGAGGTTCTAGTGCATGGCGTGGTGCTTTGGACATTGAGATCAGCATTATTCCAAGCAAGCCAGGCAAACCAATGGAGATTGTCCAGCGTAAGAGCAAAGACGCTGAGATGACGCAAACCGTCTACGTTGAATTGGAATCTGTGGCGATACCTGGCTGGCTAGATGAGGACGGCGAGCAGGTCACTAGCGCAGTGGTCGCAAAAAGTGAAGCACCAGAGATTAAGAGCAAAGGCGAACCCCTTGGCTTTTCCTCGTTTGAACGCGCATGGTGGGCATCAGGCGCAGAAGACCGTGGTGGGGCACCATACCTTACTAGGTCTTTTATGACTGACTACGCAAAAGAAAACGGGCTAGAGACCTCAACTTCAACCAATGAAAACACTAGGCGAAACTTGATTGGCAGCAAAGACAAGCCAGGCAAATACATTGCTGATTTGACTGCCGCCAATTTGATTGAAATGCATGAAAACGGCTGGATTGTGATTGATCCAGGCACATCTTCAGGAATGATGTTGAAAAAAGATCGTTGATAAGCCAAGAACTGTGATAAACTTTTGCACATGAACAGACTTACACAACTCAAAGCCAAGCTAAGGGCCGCACAAGCGGAACTAGCTATTCGCACCCGAACGCATAACAGCGCTTCTCGGGCTTACAACAAAGTAACGGCCAAAATTGCCGATTTGGAGAAAAAAATTGCTGACTTGGCGCAAATTTCAAAGTGAACTACCAAATTACACCGAGGCCGACTTATTGGCTTTGTTGGATGAAGAAAGATTGAAATACCGAAGGGTATCAATGCTGGAGCGTATTCACCAACGCTACTGCACACTACGAGCCAATCGGGAACGGTTGGAAATCTTAAAAGAAGGAAAAAGACCATGAACTGCTGCGACGATTATGGCAACTGCCGTCAAGGGCGTGACTGCCCGGTGCGAAAAGAACAGGCTTTGCGAGACGTTAATTTGTTTTGGGATGTGATGGAAGGTTTGGTATCACTGTCCGTGCTTGTCGGCATCATCGCCAGCATGTGCTTCATGTTCGGCTACATCTGGTACCGCACATGACTTGGCCCTTTCCGCCACACCCCATGCCGGTGCCCACCAACGCGCCGCCGGTCAAATTTAACCCTGACAACTATGAGGACGCATTGATATGAAAGCAACAATGGAATTTATGTTGCCAGAAGAACAGCAGGAACATTTACAAGCCTTGCTTGGGCATCGGGCTTGGGCTGCTTTGTATGACATAAACAACACGGTTAGAAGGCACAAGAAGGACAATGTTTCTGTTGATGTAACTCTAAACACAATACAAGAAATTATTTACATCACAATAGAAGGCATGGAATGAAACTGCAAGCAGGCAACCCCAACCTGATGAAGAAGGCAGCGATGCGCGTGAACCCTCAAGCCACGCTGACATCATTTACGAACACCACAGGCGACAAGGCTCACATGAAGGAGCGCACTGGTTACGTGCCATCAAAGCGCGATCCCGATGCAGTTCCACCAGCCGCGAACTCGCTGTGGTCACAGCCAGTCTACAAACCAGACCACAGCGCCTACCAGCGCCCCGGCTCTGACCACTCACACATTAAACGCAGGGGGTTCTGATGGAAGAAGCATTGAAGCTGGCGCTTGAGGCGTTGGAAAACGCAATAGCTGTTAGGCATGGCAAAGATGGCACAAAGTTTGTTGACCCGCTTGAACCGAACGCCATCACCGCCATCAAAGAAGCCCTAGCACAGCCAGACCATATTGTTGACGCCAACAATATGGCACAGCCAGCGCAGGGGCCGGTAGCGTGGGCTGTTTATTACAAAGGTGGAGGAAGCAAGTCTTTGCACTGGCCCAACCAACATTCACCCGATGGGGATGCAACTATGTTTGATGCTGTTCCTCTTGTGCCACAGCGCCCGTGGGTAGGGCTGACGGATGATGAGTTGTTGCACATAGGTGTTGCAACTGGATTGGAACGTGCAGCCGCGCACATGATTGAAGCCAAACTTAAGGACAAGAACACATGACCCGCATAGAAGCCTTGGAAATTATCAAACTGCTGTCGGCGCTTGAGTCGTGGTCGTTCTCGCTCAAAGAACGCTTGCCCGATTATCTGCTGGAAAAGATAGCCGCATCCATTGAGGTGCTGGAGAAGGATGTGTTGAAATGACCGAGCAACGCTACCTAGCTGGGGGCGCTGAGTTTCTGTACCCCCATGCAGGCGACCCCAAAGCGCCTGAAAGCACAAAGCTGCTGCTGCTTACTACCGGAGGCATCTGCACCACGGGAATATGGCATCGTGATTGGTGTCTTGGATGGTTACCACTACCAAAACGAAACATGGAAAAGGAAGATAAGAAATGAGCGTATCAAAACATAGGGTTATTAGAGACACATTACACAATGAGCCAGACGGTCTTACCGTAACCGAAATTTCAAAACTTACAGCTATTCGGCAAGATACAATCCGCAACGCTCTTGAAGATATGCCAGATACCTACATTGATAGGTGGATAACAAATTACAGAGAGCCTCCAAGCGCCGTTTGGATTGCCATTATTCCCCCTTTAGATTGCCCAAAACCATGAACGACCAGCCCAACTTTGCTGCCTGGAGCAATCAAAACCTAGCTAACTTTGCAAAAGATTCTTACCTGCGTATGCAACAACAGCAAGAAGCCATTGAAGCACTTAAAAATGATCTTAATTTCGCCATGCAGGAGTTAAGAAAAGTTGTAATTTTGCAACAAAAGATACGATGAACCATGTAATTTGAATGTTGTAAGATGTTTTTGCAGCATTCCGCTGCCTAAATTTTCTGGAGAACATCATGCTTTTTACCGTTACTGTTGACTTGCCAGGTTCCGCTTACTTTGAATTTTCTACTGAGTCTTTGTTTGAAATGGCTGAGATTGCTCAAATGTTGGGCAACACCGACGTCGTTGAAGAAGAAGACGAGGACGATGAGTTTAAAGACGACGATTTTCTTGATGTCCCAGAAGAAATTGACCAGTATTTTGTAGACGGAGAAATTTACGTTTACGATGAAGACGCTGATTGTTATTGCTGGTATGACGAAGAACATGAAGCCTGGTATTGGCTGGACGTAGAAACCGGCGAATGGTTGCTGGTAGAAGACGCCGAAGAATACGAAGTTGAGGCAGAAAACGAAGAAGAGTTGGAAGCTGCCTAAGTGTTTTTATAAGGACAAAATTGAGCGTTTACTTTCGTGAATGTTCTTTTTTGTCCTTATAGACCGCTTACATCAATTACTTCCCCGCGAAACTCTACTTTGCCATGATCCCATTTGTGTACCAGCTCAGGCCACAATAGCTTTCCATCTTTCAAAGTCAGAATAGCGAATCCAGAACGATGGTTCTGTGGGTTTTCTTCCCCATATTCAAACTGTGGGCCATTAGGCTCTGCTAAGGTTCCAGTATCCACACCAAAGCGATTGCCGTTGTAGTCTGCATACGGCGTTACCTTCAGGCTATGTAGATGCCCTGTAACAATAGACTTTCCCGATGACGCAGTGTTGTTGTGAGTAGCATGGACTCCACCCTTGTATCTGTGCTTGACAATGAGGTCATCTGTTACCCAAACAGACATGCAGAATGCCCAATCGGGAAAGTGATCTACAAGGCTAAAGCCTGGAGTCTGTACGTATTGAGGTGCATTAGATGCAAGACGGGACTCAAATCGAGCATCATGGTTTCCCATTGTGTAGATTAATTTGGCATTATGTCTGGCCTTCTTGGTTGCTTCTACGACCTCACCAAGGGATGCTTTGCAGGCATTTAGCTCATCAATGACGCTGGGCGTACGAACCCAACCCAAAGGAGGATGGCGACTGATACTTGCCCCATCAAAAGCGTCACCATTGCAAATGACTGCTTTCGGCTTAAATTCCTCAATCGCCCAGAGTAGTCCTTGAAAAGCAGTAGTCCGTAGACCAGGCCAAAAATGAGCATCAGAAAAAACAATAACAGTGCCATTCTCAAT